CATTGAGCAATGTTTCAAGAAATCAGGTTAATGATTTGATTGAGTCACAGGATAAGTTGCTTACTATATCTGCTGGTGATCTTACCTTTGTGCCTACAACAAAAGACAGGGTAGTTATAAGTAGTGTTGAATTTAAAATTGTTCAAGTTATAACTAATGAACAGAATAATACTGCTGTAAGTTTTGATCTAATCTTGAGGTAAAGATGGCGAGACAAATAAAAGTTTCTGAGATTGATGACTTTTTTGAGGAACTTGTTGTTGATCTTGTTGCTGCTACAACTTTGGAGTGGACAAGAAGAGTAAAAAAAGCAACACCAGTAAGGATAGTTTATAAGGGCGAGCCAAAAGGAGGAGGCCAGTTAAGGGCTGCATGGCAAACAGAAATAAAAAAATTTGAAGGGACTGTTACTAATAATCTTGTTTATGCAGAACCTGTTTGCTTTGGTGTAAACCTACCACCATCATGGGGTGGTCAATATAGAACAAGACAAAATACTGTTGCTGGATTTCCAGAACTTATAGGCAAGGAACTTGAGCAATATGTAATAAAACAACTTAGGAGGGGCATCTGATGGCAGCAATAGATTTAAACACAGTTAGATCAACAATAGAGGCTAGGTTAGCCACAGAGCTTGCTTCAAGTCCAGCTATACCTGTTGTTTTTAGTAATATGACCTTTGATTCAACAGCAGAAGATACTTTTGTTCAATGTATTACCAGCTTTGGTGCAAATGAATATTTAACTCAGGGAGATCCAAGTAGTGCCAGTAATAATATTGTTGGATTAGTTTTACTAAATATTTTCACAGAAGAAGGTATCGGGGCAGGGTCAAACTTTACAATTTGCAAGAGGCTTAGAGACTTATACAATAGGATTACTGTTTCTAATGTAATTTTTGATTCACCTATCGGGCCTGAGATATTAACATCCAGTCCAGAAGGTAAGTTTCAGACTCAAATTAGAATCACTTTTAATATTTATGAGGACTTGTAATGGAAATTACTGAAGAAATGCTTGATATTATTGAGGCAGTCAAAGGTAGAAGAGAACCACAGTATTGGGATAATCAATGCAAACGATATATGGAAAAACAAAAAAATTTATCAATTTTATCAAAAGATGAACTTGAAAAAAAAGGGAGAGAGTTTGGAATTGAGTTAGATAAAAGAAAATCTAAAGACAAACTTATTGAAGAAATAGAAAAACTACAGAAAAAAGGTTAATATAATTATAAATCTTTCTTTTATTTGTTATGGCAAAGGTAAAAGGTGATGTTGGTCAAGTCAAATTTGATGATGGTGGCTCATCTGTAAACCCCGTACTTGGTACAACAAGCTGGTCAATGTCTATTACAAAAGACACTCAAGAAACAACAGTGCAAGGTGACACTTTTAAACAGTTTGTTGGTGGTCTTATTGAAGGCGAAGGGAGTGCAGAACTTCTTTATGATGATTCAGCCTCTGGTGAAACTGCAACTTTTGTTGATGGTGTTTTGACAACAGGTGATCTTGGAACAGCATCTTTTGAACTTTTTCCCGATAGTTCAAGTGCTACAAAGAAAATATCATTCAATGGTATTATTACAAGTTTTGACCAAAGTTCTGCTCTTGGTGAGGCTAATACAATCAGCATTACATTTAAGCCAACTGGCACAATCACTTCAGCAATCTAATAGTAAAAATCTTCGCATTTATTTATGGCAAACAAAAGAACAGCAGACTTATTGCTTGAGGCGTTTCAAGATGAAATGACCGTAAGAAGAAAATTTGAAGTTAAAAATTCAAAAGATGAAGTCATTATGAATTTATATTTTAAGCCAATAACTAGATTTGATCGTGTAAAAGCACAGCAATTAGCTGGCACTGAAGAGGCTCTTACTGTCTCAACTCAACTCCTTTGTCAAATGGCAGAAAAAGAAGATGGGACACCAGCTTTTGATATGTCAGATGCCCACAGACTACAGAGGCTTTTGCCTGAGAAAGTTTTAAATGATCTTGAATTATTTTTACATGACATAAAATTAGATATTGATACAGCAAAAAAAGAATAAAAGGGGACACTTGGCTTAGATTCGAGTTATTCCTTGCAACAGAATTAGGTAAAACATTACAAGAATTAAGAATGTCGTTGACTGAGCCAGAACTTATTTATTGGGCGGCCTACTATGAAATTAAAACTGACGAAGAAAAAAAAGCATTGCAACGACAAAAACGCAATTCAAGGTAATATAGAATAAAGGTTTTTTTTATTTGTGGCAGAAGCAGTCGTTAGGTTAAGAGTTGATGCCAGCGGTGCGACAAGGGCGTTAAATGGTGTACAGAATCAAACAAACAAACTACAAAACTCATTTAGTGGACTAAGAAATGCCATTGCTGCAACTGGTATTGTACTTATTGGCAGACAAGCGGTCAGGACATCAGCTAATTTTGAAAAATTAAATGTAAGACTAGGTTTATTAACAAAAGCAAACGGAACTTTCGCTAGATCCCAGCAGATCGCAGCAGACGCACAGAAAGCATTTGGACTAAGTGCAACAGAGGCACTTGAAGGCATTACAGACATAACTGCAAGATTAGCTCCTTTAGGCGTAGGCGTAGAAGATATTAAAAGTACCTTCTTTGGATTTAACACTGCTGCTAAATTAGCTGGTGCTTCAGCAATGGAATCATCAAACGCTTTTAGACAATTAGCACAAGCCTTAGGTTCTGGCAGATTACAAGGAGATGAATTTAGAAGTATATCTGAGCAAATTCCTACTTTGCTAGCACCTATTGCTAAAGAACTAGGTGTAACAATAGGGCAACTCAAAAAATTTGCGTCTGAAGGCAAATTAACAAGTGATGTTGTTTTACGAGCTTTAAGAAAGGTAGAACAAGATGGTGGTTCTTCATTAAAAGAATTAATAGCAAATGACCCAACACAAATATTTAAAAATTTCACAAATGCTACAGAGGACTTGTCTAGAGCTTTTGGTACTCAATTAAGGCCAGTCGTTGAAGAAGTTACTAAGTTATTGACGGAACTGATAACTCAAGTCACTAAATTTGTAAATTCACCTATCGGTAAAGCAGCATTTATTTTGACATCAATAGCACTTGCTGGAAAAGGTGTTGCAGCTATCCTACCCGCTATAGCTCTAGGATTGCAGAAAGTGGCCTTTGCTGGTGGGTTGGCGACCGTTGCATTAAATGCCTTACCTTTTGTTGCTATTGCTTCAGCTATAGGATTAGTCACTACAGCAATTATTACTTTCATTGATAAACAAAAAGAAAAAACTAAATTAATAAAAGAAGGCAGTAAGACAGAGTTAAAAGCTGCAATTGAATCTTTGAAAGCAGAAAGAGCAAAAGTAGCTTCACAAAAAAGAGGTGTTGCTTTCCAACAAGAAAGGCTTGATAAATTAGATGAAGAGATAGAAAAACTAAGAGAGCGTTTGCGACTGCTTGGCAAAACTAATCGAGAACAAGAAGAGGGTGAAAATAAAATAAAAGAACAAGAAGAAGCCGCTAAAAAATTAAAAGAAAGGTTTATGGAGATAGGAAAAGCAGTAGAAGAGGGTATTGTACAAAATCTGACTGATGCTGCTATGGGGACTAAAACTTTAGGACAAGCTGCTATAAGTGTTTTAAATGATCTTAAAAGAAAGCTAATAGAATTAGCCATTCAACAAGCAGTTTCTGGTTTTGGAAACTTTTTAGGAACAGCTTTAGGTAGCGTCTTTGGAGGTGGTTTAGGTAGGTCATCTAAGTTGCCCAAAGTTTCCGCAGATTCTCTAAAACTAGGTAGAGCAGCTTCAAAGGCCACAGGTATTCCAATGGTATTGCCTAAAGGTTCATTTGCAAAAGGAGGTCGACCACCTGTTGGTCAGCCTTCGTTAGTTGGTGAACGTGGGCCAGAATTATTTGTACCTTCTAGAGCTGGTACGATAATCCCCAACAATGAACTTGGAGGAGAGTCGATAACAAATAATATTGTTGTAAATGTAGATGCTACAGGATCCACTGTCAGTGGCTCATCTTCACAAGGTAATGAGCTTGGACAACAAATTGCTGTTGCCATACAATCAGAACTAATAAAACAAAAACGTGCTGGAGGTTTATTAGCATAATGGCTACTTTTCCAAGTATAACTCCACAATATTCAACACAAGAAACTGTTGAGCAAGATAGTTTGAGAATAAAGCTAGGTGATGGGTATGAACAAAGATTTGTTTCTGGGCTACCAGCAAATAAACGATTAATTACTTTGAATCTGACTTTTAATGTTTCAACCACAGACGCTGACACAATAGATACATTTTTAGATGCAAGATTTGACGATCAGGCTAATTTTGATTTTACACCGCCACATCACTCTTCAGCATTGAAATTTATTTGTAAAAGAAGAAGCAGAACTGCAATCCTAAGTAATAGAGTCACTATGAATTTAACTTTTGAGCAAGTAGCAGAACCATAATGGCAATACCTGTATCTGAATTACAAAAACTGAACCCTAGTTCAAGAATAGAACTGTTTGTATTGGAACTTGTAGAGGGTTTGCACTATGCCACAGGAAACCCATCTAGTGTACCAACAACATTCAGATTTCATGCTGGCTCAAGTATGAACTCAAATGCAGAAATAGTTTGGCAAGGAAATTCTTATCAGAGAGTTCCCATTACATTTGAAGGTGCAGAGTTTTCTGGTAGGGGACAAATCCCAAGACCAACATTAACAATTGCTAATTTAGGAGGTATTACAAGAAGTGGGTCAGTAATTACAATGACTGATTTATTGATAGTTGTAAATTTAACAACACCACATAATGACTTAGCAGATGCAAAACTTACACGCATTACAACTCTTGCAAGTGAACTTGATGCCGTTAATTTTCCTAGTAGCAGCAACCCTTTTGGTACACCCTCGTCAAATGAATTACCTCAAGAGATATTTTTTATTGATAGAAAAACATCTGAAACCAGACAAGTCGTTCAATTTGAGCTTGTGGGGGCTTTAGATCAAGCAAATAAAAAATTACCATCAAGACAAGTCACTAGAAATGAGTTTGCTGGGGTAGGAACTTTTATAAATGGATAATGAATTTTCTTGGAAACTAGATGCAATAGATCATGCAAAAGAATGTGATCCTGAAGAGTCTTGCGGTATCGTTGCAATCAAAAATAATAAAGAAAAATATTATCCATGCAAAAATATTTCAAATCAATTTAAAACAGAATCTTTTGTTATAGACCCTTTAGATTGGGCAAAAGTAGAGGATTCTGTAGATCAAATAGTTGGTATAGTTCACAGTCATCCGCAAGATGTTCTTGAGTTTTCGCAATCTGATAAATATAGCTGTAAGGCAATAAATTTAATTTTTTATCTCATTTCACCAAAATCGGATAAAATAGCAGTAATCAGACCTGATGAAATAGATGCTTAAAAAAATAAAAGTTTACGGAACACTTAGAAAATTTTTAGGTCAAGCCGAGTTTGAAGTTGATCTAAATACGCCAAGAGAAGCAATAAGTTTTTTAGTTTGTAATTTTAAAGGAATTGAGAAACATATGGCAGACCAGTTATATACTATACAAGTAGGTGCAAGAGTGGTCACAGAGGATTTATTCAATTTTAGATCACAAGAAGATATAAAAATTATACCTGTAGTTCATGGTAATTTTGTAGGGCTATTGTTAGGTGTTGGTGCAATTCTTGGTGGAAGTGCGGTAAGTGGTATAACTACTGCATTTATTGGTCAACAACTAATAGCAACAGCTTTAACAACAATAGGTACATCTATGGTTATTGATGGTGTCACTTCAATGTTAACGCCACAGCAAGAGCCTGTTTCAGCAGTTAGCCAACAAAGTAGTTTAGACCCTTCAGCTTTGGCTTCAAATTACTCATTTACAGGGCTGACAAATATAAGCAATGCGGGTATTCCAGTTAACTTAGTATATGGAGAAATTTTGGTTGGCTCTATTGTAGTTTCAAATGGAGTTGATACAGTTCAAGTAGAGGGTAACAACTAATGCTTGCAGCTACTTTTGGCCTTCAACAAATAGTTAAAGCTTTAATAAATCCAGATTTACCTTCAAATGCTCTTTCTAGTAAACAATTTAATACTATTGTTGAGTTATTAGGGGAGGGTGAGATAGAAGGATCGGCAACAGCATCTAAAGCAAGTATTACAGATAAGACATCAACTGCATATTTAAACGCATTTAAAAAAGATATATTTTTAGATGGGACACAAGTTTTACAGGAAGCTGCAAGCAACACAGCACCAGAGGATAGTGATTTTAATTTTAAAGATGTAGGTTTTGATTTCAGACTTGGCACTGCCAGTCAAACATTCATTGATGGAATATCAAATATTGAAACTGAATTTGTAATAGGTACAACTGTCACGACTTCAACCCCTGTAACTCATACTGTGAGTTCCAGTGATATTGATGCTGTTCGTGTCACTCTAAGATTTCCTTCAATGCAAAAATTTGAAGATGATGGCGATATAAATGGTGTAGAAGTAAATTTACTAATAAAAACCATTGAAAATGATGGAACAACTACCACTGTAATAGACGATATTGTTAAAGGTAGATCAACAAACGCATATTTTAGGGATTATATTGTCAAGCTTAAGTCAACAACATCTTTTCCTGTAGCAATTAGAGTTGAAAGAGTCACAGCAGATAGTTTGGATGCAACTTTAGTAAATGCTTTTCAATTTCAACAGGCCACTAATATTATTTTTGAACAAAACGCATATGTAAACACTGCTCATGTAGCACTAAGGTTTAATGCTGAACAGTTTCCAAGAGTTCCCAAGAGGGTGTTCCGTATTAGAGGGCGCAAAATCAAGATACCTCATAATGCCACTGTTGACTTGCAAACAGGTGCAATAACATATGCAGGCACATTTAACGGAACTTTTAAAACAGATAAAGAATGGACTACTGACCCTGCATGGATTTTGTACGATTTGCTCACAGATACAAGGGCGGGGTGTGGCATTGCTGAATCTAATCTTGATAAATTTACTTTTAAAACAGTTAGTGAATATTGCGGCGAATCTGTAGATGCTGGTAATGGTGATGGATCTACTGAGCCAAGATTTAGCTGTAATGTAAATATTACACAGCAACAGGAAGCATATGGCCTTATAAATGCTCTTTGTTCTGTGATGAGAGTTATGCCATTTTATTCAGCGGGTGGAATCGCCATATCTCAGGATGCACCAAAGTCGGCTTCATACATTTTTACAAATGCAAATGTCGTTGAGGGAGAGTTTGTATACACTGGTTCAAGTTTGAAAACAAGACACACAGTAATAAATGTCAGTTATTTTGATATGACAACTCAAGAAGTTGATATTGAAACCGTTGAGGCTGACGCATCTACACAAGCTAAGTACGGTGTTGTTGTTAAAAACATCAAAGCATTTGCTACAACTAGCCGTAATCAGGCAAGAAGATTAGGAAGATGGTTTTTATATAATGAACAAAATTCTGGTGAAACCTGTTCTTTTTCAACAACAGCCGCTGCTGGGGTTTTGGTTCGTTGTGGTGACATTATTGAAATATCAGACAGATTAAAAGCTGGTGTAAGGCGTGGAGGACTTCTTAGTAGCGTAACTAGTACAACAGTGGTTGTTTTAGATGACTCTAGCAACACAGATATTCCTAGTCTTGGCGATAGCCCAACAATTTCAATTATTTTACCTGACGGCTCACTTGAAGAAAAAACAATAAGTGCCATATCAGGAACAACCATAACTGTATCTTCTGCTTTTAGTACAGCACCAAACGAACACGCTCCATACATCCTTGAAACTACTAATTTACAGACAACTACATGGAGGGTAATTAGTGTTAAAGAAAATGATGACAAGACTTTTTCAATTACAGCTTTATCACATGACTCTGGTAAGTATGCTTTTGTTGAAGATGGCTCTGCATTACCTTCAAGAACTGTAAACACCCTTACAAGGGTTTTAAATCCACCTGAAGGATTAAGAGTGGATGAAAAAATTGTAACTATTAACAATAAGGCAGTATCAAAATTAATTCTTGATTGGCAAACTCAATCTGGTGCTAGTAAATATGAAGTGCAATATAGATTTGCTAATGGTGATTTCAAAAAAATAGAAACACTTTCAAGTGATGCCGAGATATTAAATTCAGATGCTGGTGAATATGAAATTAGAGTATTTAGTTTCAATGGATTAGGGCAACCATCAAGACAACCAGCCACATTGACCTTCAATGCTGTTGGTAAGACAGCACCACCCTCAGACATAACAAATCTTACTTATGAACCAATATCTGATAAAGAGATCAGATTAAGATGGGATGCTGTACCAGACCAAGATGTTAGAGCAGGTGGCCGTATTCATGTGCGCCATTCGCCAAAAACAGATGGAAGTGGTACTTTCCAAGATGCAACAGACCTTGTTTTTGCCTTGAGTGGAGCATCGACAGAAAAAAATGTACCACTTTTGGAAGGTGAGTATATTCTTAAAACGCAAGACGATGGAGACAGATTCAGTACAGGAGAAACATCACTTGTTATAGATTTACCAGAAGCACAGCCAAAATTACTGGTACAAGCAAGAAGAGAAGATCAGGACAGTCCAGCTTTTCAAGGCTCAAAAACAAATATAGGATTTGATTCTAGTGCAGGGTCAATAAGTTTGACTGGTGTAGGAAATTTTGATGATATTACAGATTTTGACGCAGAAAATTCTATTGACGATATTGGAGGTGTTTCAGCTACGGGAACATATTTATTCAATGAAACTTTGGATTTAGGTGGTGTATTTAGTCTTGACCTTAGAAAATTAATCCAAACTGATTCTGTTTATTCTAATGATTTGATTGACTCAGTAACAGATATTGATGCAAGGCAAGATTTTGACGGCACGGCTTCAGTTGATACTAACGCAGAGGTTTTTGTTCAAACTTCTCAAGATGCCACTAGCTACTCAAGTTTTCAAAAATTTGCTAATGGAACATTTAAAGGTAGAGCATTTAAATTTAAATGTGTGTTAACAACAAATGATACAAACCAAGATATAAGAGTGAGTCAATTGGGGTATTTTGCAGAGTTTCAAAGAAGAACAGAACAAAGTACAACAACTATAGCTTCAGGGGCAGGAGCAAAATCTATTACATTCGACCATCCTTTTTTTACAGGTACAAGCGCATTATTAGGTGCAAATTCAAACCCACCAGCTATTGGTATTACAGCATTTAATATGGCCTCTGGCGATTTCTTTGAGCTTTCAAGTATAACTGGAACTGGATTTACCGTTCATTTTAAAAACAGTTCTGGAAGTTCTGTGGATCGAAACTTTAACTTTACTGCTATTGGTTTTGGTAAAGGTTAATATTTAGGATATACTTAGAAAAAATACTAGATTCTCATGGCAAGAGTTGATAATACTGGAGGGTCAGGTTTTACAACTGACAACGGAACTGGTCTTGTTGTAAGAACAAAACTTAATCAAATAGTTGCTGCATTAAGCACTCTTAATCAAGGCTCTGGTGATCCTTCAATCGGTGTTGCTGCTTATGTTCCACACATTGATGGTGATACCTTAAAAATTAGAAATTCTGCTAATAATGCTTTTGTTACTTTAGGCGATGTAAGTGCAACAAACTTTGGTCATGCGGGATTATCGGCAGCTAATACTTTTACTTCAACAAATATATTTCAGGAAGATGTAACTTTTGATGGTGCTACTGCTGGGCGTGATGTTGTTTTTGACAGATCAGAAAATGCTCTTGAATTTGCTGATAATGCAAGTGCAGTTTTTGGGGCTGGTTCAGATTTAACTATTACGCATGATGCAACAGACAGCACTATTACAAGTGCAACAAACGATTTAAAAATTACCAGTAATGGTGACGATTTAATACTTGAAGCTGAAGATGACGTAATTATTAGAGACAATGGTGGTTCTAATATTTTGGCGCAGTTTATTAATGGTGGAGCAAATGAGCTATACCATAATGCAACAAAGAAATTTGAAACAGCTAGTGGAGGAGTAAGTCTTACAGGAGGAGCAGCAGCTAACGTCACAGCCCTTTCTGATGGAGCAACAATAACAATAGACATGGCAACAGCCTGTCATCATTCTGTTACGCTAGGAGGCAACAGAACATTTGCAGCACCTTCAAATCAGGTTGTTGGGCAATCTGGTTCTATATTTATAACTCAAGATGGTACAGGCTCAAGAACAGCATCATTTAATAGTGCTTTTAAATTTGTGGGAGGTACAGCACCAACACTTACAACAACTGCTGCTGCGGTAGATCGAATTGATTATGTGATTTTATCGAGTAACGTCATTCATTGTGCAGTTTCTTTAGACGTTAAGTAATGCCATTTTTTGACCCAATAAGAATAGGAGCTTCTGGAGCTGCTGATACTGCCTACACAGTAGATCGTAGTTTAAGATTTAATGATGATGATTCTGCATATTTGAGAAAATCAGACTTTGGAAGTTCAGATAGTAGTACAACTTTTACATTTTCTGCATGGATAAAAAGGGCTAACCTTGATGTATGGGTTCCTATAGCTGGTTCACATTCTGGATCTAACGCTTTTACTGTTTTTGGAATAAATCCACAAAATGAATTAGTGTGGAGAATAAGAAATTCCAGTAGTGTTGATTTAACCAGAATCGAAAGTGAAAATCTTTTAAGAGATCCTAGTGCTTGGTATCATGTCTTATTAGAAAGAAATAGCACCTTATCATCATCATCAGACAGAGCAAAACTTTATATAAATGGAGTTAGAGTTACTGACTTTAGTCAGAATACTAAAGATTCTCAAAATCTCACTTATTCAAGTGATTTTTTAACAGACATAAATATTGGAAGGTTTCAAAGATCCTCTTCAACTATAGATTATGGTGATTTTTACCTTGCAGAATATCATTACATAGATGGTCAAGCCTATGATCCTTCATATTTTACTGAAACAAATTCAACAACAGGTCAACTTATACCTAAAAAATATACAGGAAGTTACGGAACAAATGGATTTTATTTGAACTTTTCAGACAATTCTGGCACATCAAGTACCACCCTTGGCAAGGATTCAAGTGGTAACGGCAACAACTTCACACCAAATAATTTTGCTACTAATGATGCTGTAAAAGATAGTCCTACAAATAATTTTTGTACTTTTAATCCACTAAGTAACTATGATAATAGTACTTTGTCGGAAGGTAATCTAAAAGTTACTGGAACTGGAAGTGACCATAGTTGGCAGCAAGTTCGTGGAAATATGGGTGTTAGTAGTGGTAAATGGTATTTTGAAATTAGATGTAATTCAATAGCAGCAAACGAAGGCTGGATTGCTGGAATACATGAAGTTTTTGGAAGAGATACTGAGGGATATTTTTGGTATAGTGGTGGTTATACTGCTGCTGGTTATGGATATGCTTATGGTGTTCAAGATAATAATCAAAGAAGAACTAATGGAGGAAGTGACGATGCTTTTTCTTCAGATGTTACTGCTGGTAAGGTCGTAGGATTTAGACTAAATTTAGATGATAATGAGATACTTATTTCTGTTGATGGTGTAGATAAGGGTAAAATGTATGATATTCAATCTGGTATTACTTATTCCCCCGCTGTTAATATTTACACTACATCGTCTGCAACATTAAATTGTGGTCAAGACAGTACTTTTCAAGGACAAGAAAGCTCTGGAGGTAATACAGATAGTGGAGGAATAGGAGACTTTGCTTATGCAGTTCCTAGTGGATATAAAGCATTATGTTCAGCAAACTTACCCGACCCAACAATACTTTTACCTAACAATCATTTTGAAACTTTGCTTTATACAGGTGATGGCAGTAGTGGCAGATCCATAACAGGTCTTGAATTTTCTCCTGATTGGGTTTGGATAAAACGCAGAAATTCAACTCATACTCATAATTTATACGATACAGTCAGAGGAGCTACAAAATATTTAGCAGCTAGTAATACAAATATTGAATATACAGAAAGTACTTGGATGACTGCTTTTTTAAGTAATGGTTTTGAAGTAGGAAGTGGTGCTGCGGTAAATCATTCTAGTTCTGACTTTGTGGCTTGGAACTGGGATGGTGGCAGTACAGACGGAAAAACTTATGCAGTTACAGTAGTATCTGATTCTGGGAATAAGTATAGATTTGATGGTTTTGGAACTTCTGCTGTAACTCTTGATCTTGCTGAAGGTGGTACTTATGTTTTTGACTGGTCAGATAGTTCAGCACAATCACACCCAGTAAGATTTTCTACAACATCAGATGGCACACATGGAGGTGGATCTGAATATACAACTGGTGTTGTAAAAGATGACAGTGCTTATAAAACAACAATAACTGTAGCTGCATCTGCTCCAACTCTTTATTATTACTGCCAAAACCACAGTGGTATGGGAGGACAGGTCAATACAAACTCAACTCTTGGATCAAGTAATTTTGATGGTAATAATCAATCTACTGTTAAAGTAAACGCAACAGCAGGGTTTTCGATAGTTAGTTATACAGGTAATGGAACTAATAATTCAAACGTAACAATGGGTCATGGATTAGGAGTCGCTCCTGATGCCGTTATTTTAAAAAATAGAGATACAAGTCCTTATGGTTCAAAAGAATGGGTGGTATGGCATCAAGACGTAGGTACAGATAGCACATATGTTTATAAAAATTTAACTTTAAATAGTGCTGGTGCTGCTAGTGCTAATTCAGACCAGTTTAGAACTGTTGATGCTAGTACTATCCAAGTCAGATCACCAGATTCATCTAATGGTAAAGTAAATGCAAATAACAATAAATACATTGCTTATGTATTCAGCGAAGTAGCAGGGTATAGCAAGCATGGTTTGTATTACGGAAATTCAGATGACAATGGCACTTTCGTATTCACAGGTTTTAGACCAGCATGGCTAATGGTAAAAAGATCAAATGGATCTAATACAAACTGGACAATTCTTGATAATAAAAGGGATGCTCATAATGTTACAGAGACTAGACAATTTGCTAACGACTCAGACGCTGATTCTGTTTCTGGTGGTGGTGTTGGCTCGGTTGATTTTGTATCTAACGGTTTCAAAGTCAGAGACAGTCATCAAGATGGTAACTCAGACGCTGGAACTTACATTTATTTATGTTTTGCGGAATCTCCTTTCAAAAATGCAAGGGCAAGGTAATATATAAATATGGCTTTTTTACTAGACGGAAAACCTTTAGCAGTTGATGTGGCATTTAGTCACAACGATATAAATTACCCTGCAAACTGGTTGAGATTATCGACAGCACAAGAGAAAAAGGATCTTGGTATTACAGAGGTTGATGATCCAAAAACATACGACTCACGTTTTTATAATGGTGATGGATCAGCAAAGACTCTTACAGATACAAATGAAGTTGATGAGAATGGCGATCCAGTATTAGATAAAAGTGGAAATCAAGTTGTTACGTTAGGGGTCAAGTCAGTATTAAAAGCACAGGAAAAAAGAATTGCTGGTAGTTTATTAGCCAATTATGATTGGTACGTTGTTAGAAAAGCAGAAAAATCTACTGCAATACCTACTGTAATCACTACTTATCGTGATGGTGTAAGAACAGCTTGTGATACAAGGGAAAAAGAAATTGATGCCTGTGCAGATACAGCAGCTTTAGTTACTTTGTATAGCTACAAAGATGATGGAACTCCAAACATGACACAATATCCAGACGATCCTAACGACTAGATTCTTGCATTTGTCTAGTCATATAACTAGAAATTAGATATAAGGGAGCGATACTAGGAATAATTATTAAAAAAGATATAATAAGGGTGTGAGAAATTGCTTTTAGTATTGCTTCTTTAACCATGTTTCAAAAAATTTGTCAGGTAGCTTCATTGTTGTCTCTTTTACTTTCTGTGTCAATGCTTGGCGGTGGATACTATGCTTTTCGTTTTGTTACCAGTGAGCAATTTAAGTCTAGGGTTATGAACGAAATATTAGACAACGTAGAGTCACTTATGCCCAAAGTTCTGGATAATGCTTTGCCTGATATGACAGGGCCAACAGTGCCAGAATATATTAAGCCTAAAAGTTGATGGAGATACCAGAAATAGGTATCAGACAAATAAATATTCCAGAGGTTTATATTCCTGAGATATACAAGCCTGACCCTGTTTTGCCTGTAATAACAAATTTAGAAATAGATGTTGTAGGTTGTACTTATCAGCATAGAGATATAAAAAATACTGGAAATACACAGCTTTTGCTAGATGACCCTAACGGAGTGTTTATGACTTGTGGTGAATCTGTTTTTCCTAGTTTTTACCCTATTGATTACAGACCAGATCAGTTGGTGATTACTGAAGATTTGCCGATTACAAATGATGCTCCACCTATGCCAGAGTCAGATATTCCAAAGACTGAAACACCAAAAGAAAAAGAAGAAATAAAGGTAGAACCATGCCCACCAAAAAATGCCCCATTTAGAACAGGAGATTACAGAAATTCGTCAAGAATCGAAAAATTGGTAAAATACGAAAAAAGCATAGGGGGTTCCTGTGACCCAATCTGGGCAAAAGTCCCATTCAGAGAAACTTTTATTGGTTCACCTGAGGTACTCATTTCTACTGCTGTTATTGGTGTGGTTGCTGGTGGCTCTGCGGCTCTTGTCCCTGTAATTCAAGGTGTTGCGAAAAGTACCATGAAACAAATAGGGAAGCGTTTTGCAAAAAAAAAGAAAGATGCTAAAGTAAAAGATAAGCAATAGGCCCTACATATCCTCTTGTTAAATCAAGATGTGAGTTTCTGATGGATCGTTCTGTTGCTTATTTTATTTTGTGAGTATGAGGCAATACTTGGTTTGGTTGTGCAATAAGTTTAATTCCGTCACAATTTATTTGATACTTACCTGTAAATACAACTCCTAACCTTGCTTGCTCACCACAAATCTTTAAACGATACAATTCCATTTCCATTTTTGTTTTAGATATTAATAACTCTTGAGCTTCGATATTCACCTTTGCAGCTTTTTGGCATAACTCACCACCTTTTCCCAAAGGAATATTAAATTGCATAGATATTCCATAATTTAAGTTGTAATTATCTTTTTCAAATCTTGGTGTTTCTTGAACATATTTTATAGCTCCAGTGTCCTCGTCATAGATGTTTTGTCTGCTAATTGTCTCAATTGGCCTGTTAAAGCTCCATGCGTCCGTTAGATATGGAGTTATAGTCAAACTGGGCGAAGTACAAACAATCCCTTGACTGTAGCGATTCTGGGGCAGTGTGGAGGGTGTTATCATGGTGGCATTGTTATTTACCACGCCCTGTGCATTACTAGAGGGGCTTGCTACAGTCGTGTTAGCTAAAACTCTTGCAGGGCTAAGAAATAAAATTATTGCCCAAAGACAGAGGTTGTTTCTGTAGTTGTGGTTGTTGTGATAGTCCGATTGATATGAGTAATTGTGTCGATTCCGCTTCCTTGTAGTGATTCTATTAGTGAAAAGCTTTCTCCAGCGTTTTTGATTTTCCATCTTGGGACTGCCTCTAAGTTTGGAGAAGTCCAACTGAAGTTAACCCCTTGAAGTGTTTGAGTTGTTTCTGTTGTAACGTCAGGATTGATATATCCGTTGAGATCAGCCGACTCAATATTGTGACCACTTGCCGAATAAGAAAATCCATTATTCCACTGATAACTTGAAATTTGCTCATTAATTACTGATTGCGAAGTAGAACTCTGAGTGGAACTTCCGCTACGGAACTGAGGGACAATAGGTGTAGCAAGGGTTCTCAGAGGTAGTAGTAATATTAATAATAGCCAAAATCTAGTCAATTTCAATCTGAACAGTAGTTGAGGCAATGCAGCTAGTACCAGAACCAAAAGCACCACTGCAAGAATGAACTCCACTTGATAAACTACTAATGCTTCCAGAGCCTAATGTACCGCCAGAAATTACTGTGGTCTGTCCACCTAATACTGGGAGGGTTGCTATGCCGCTTGATGGAGTGATTGCTGACTGTGTTACGTCCCCAGCCTGATATGACTCCGATAGTGAAAAAGCTGACCCAGCTGTTGTAACCGATTTATTTGTATTAACTAAAGCTGGGACTCCATTACTTAAGCTGCCAAGATTCAAGCCACCTATACCATTTGTCACCACACTGTCCCCTGTTCCTGTAGAGGTAGTAACATTATTACCACTTATAGAGTATGAACTAGGTGCGGCATTTGTGATCACATAAGGAGAGTCAATAGAAATTTGTGCAGACGTTACATACTTAGCCGTTATATCAGCAAAGGCACTAGACGGAGAAAGAAAAATTATAAATGGAATTAGTTTTTTCATTTGATTCCAGCTTTAGTATTCTTATTATCCACTATAACTGGTTTTTTTCCGTTTCCATTTTTACCCTTTACAGCTATCCCATAACTGCTTGCTATATTGCCCACCAGGCCAGCCGCAAAAGTGTCGAGCCTGATTCTTTCCATATATCCAAGAGTCATAACTGACAAAGCCCAACAAAGGATAATAAATCGGATTGCGTGTCCAAAATAATCACGACTTTCCTTTTCTTCTTCTTCCATGAAATTAAGGTTTCTTGTCTAATACTAGCAATTTAGCTATGTTTGGAAAAACAAACAAATCATGTCTAAATTTCTAATCAATCTAATAATCAAATTCGGCAAGAGTGAAAGTCTACGCAAAGGGGTGTTGTTTATCTTGAAAGACTTAAGTTCAAAGTCAGATAATGATATTGACGATGCAATAGTGAAAATGATTGAAGAAAAATTATTTCCAGTCAAATGAAAGACATAATTGATGCACTGAGCAACAGCTACAGTCTTGAGGGTGAGTTCGAGGTGCAAAAGTCTGTGAACTTTATTGAAAATATGGACGATATAGAGCTACTAAAGCCTTATGCAATAAAGCTATTGCACACAAATGCAAAGCAAGCTCATTTTATAGGCACTTCGATTGAAGTCATATCTCAGCAGGGAGCTTATTTGTATAAATTAGAAAAACAACTAAACAAAAAAAAAGCGACCCTTTGGGATCGCATGAAATACGTTTTGTTTAATAAAAAATAGAGGTCTTACATAAAGTGGTTATAGAACAAAAAGCTCGCCCTTAACTATTGAGTGTTAGCTGTGATTAAGAGTTCTCTTTGTGAAATACCTTAATGCCTCTTGTTTAAGGAACTAAATCCTTTTCTGTAATATCAATCCAGTTTGCAGACTCTATCATTTCTCCAGTTTCTTGATTTTTCTTTAAAGTTTCACAAAATTCATAAGTTCTTTCAGACTCTGGGTGATAAAAAATCTGACCTACATAGGGATTCTTTGGAAAAGTTACTAAATACATAATTAAAAAGGTAA